TCAGTTGGTAGAGCTACGGACTTTTAATCCGCAGGTCGTAGGTTCGAGTCCTACTGGGGGCACCGGAGGGGCTGGAGACGGCGAGTCGCCGTCCTCCAGCCACACGTACGGCACGCCCGTGCGCAGAGCCCAGAGCCGCGTCGTCTGAACCGACGGCTCGATGCGCCCGTTGATCCAGTTGCCGACAGTGTTCCTGGTCACACCGAGGTATTCGGCCATCTCCTGTACGGACACGTCAGCGACAGTCATCGACTTGCGCATGCGGTCCGCCTTGACGAAGGCCAGCTTCGCCATGATGTCGCTGTTCACTTCCCCTGCGTTGGTCATGCACTAACTATTGCACTACCCACCGACAACCGCAATATGTAAACCGACACGCGGTATGTTTGTGCACTGTGCATTGCACAATGAATTACCTTCATGTAAGTATTTGTGCATGCCAAATCCAGACGAGCTGATCGGGTCATCCGAGGCGGCGTCGATCATCGGCGTTTCCCGAGCCACCCTCACGCGTTGGGTCCAGTCCGGCGAGATCGAGCCGGCTAAGAAGCTCCCCGGCCTGACGGGTGCAGCACTGTTCGAGCGTGCCGACATCGACGCCAAGGCGGCAGAGCGCAAAGGCGTGAGCGCATGAGCGCCCGGTACGTGACGCCGACTGCCCGCCCGCAGTGGCCCACCGGCGCGCAGTTGCGTGAGTTGGCCCGTAAGGCGTTGCTCTGGTGGCTGCTGCCGTCGTGTGGTGTGGCTGGCGTCCTGCTGGTTCTGCTGTACGCCTACGCCCTCGCTGGCGGTCAGGGATGACGCCGGATCGGTGGGGCTACAAGCTGATGACCTTCCCCGAGTTCGGCACTGACTTTCATCTGGTCGGCTCGCTGCTGGACGCCATCACGGTTGTGGCTAACCGCAGTGACGATGATCGCGCTGTCGTCGTTCACGAGGACGAATTTCTGTGAGCGATACGAACTACCCGCTCGGCTACGTGCTTGGGGAAGAGCATGTAGCCGGGCGGGTTTCTGTTGATTGGATCGGTGTCGTCTACGAGACCCGTGAGGCTGCTGAGGAAGCGCAGACCGAAGCGTGGGCGCTCGGCGAGAGCGAGATCAACGTCTACGAGATTCACAAGCTGACGCCCCGCGAGTTCGGTAAGCCGAGTTCGTGATGGGCGATGTTGTGCGTGGTCCGTGGAAACCGATTCCCGGCCGTGTAGACGCCTCGCAGGTGCGTTGGCGGCGCGGCCGGCCTATCGACCCCGGCGCAGAGCGGCAGCACTGCGTCGATTGCGCTCGGCCGTTCCATCCACGTGCGTGGGTGCCGGTCGACAAGGTGTGCGCCGAGTGCCAAGAGGCCCGCGCCGCCAAGGCCGTCGCTGATGAGCCTCCAACCCTGTTCGAGCCTGACGGCGGTGATGCCGCCACCTGACGCGCTGTACGTCGCTATCCGGTGAGTCCGACGTTAACCGACCGCTCTAGTCATGTGGACCCTTACGAAGCTCGGCAGAACTAGCTGCTGGGACCTGCCCGCAACTGATCATTGCGACGTGGGTAATACCTGAACGGCCTTGCGTCCCAATGGACGTGAGGCTAGAGGCGTTGGCGCGGACAAACGGGGTTCGGAATTTTGGGAGGTGGCTTGGGAGGTCCCCAAGCAAGGTCACAATTCCATCTTCGGTTGGGTGACCCCCGCTATCTATAGGAAGGAGTTATAGGTGAGCACGATCGTTGTACGTCTCTACAGTTCGTCGCCCTCGATAGTGAAGGCAGTCCAATCCGTATGTGCGGAACATGAGTTCACGTTCGAGCACGACACCGGCCCTCGCCCCGAGACTGCATCGTTCGTTGTATCGACCGCTGCGCACAGTCGAGATGTGGTGGTGCTCGCCAACCAGTACAACGCACCGATCCGTCGATGCGAACCGATCGTCCTACCCGAGGCAGCCCTATATATGGCGGCGGCCGCTCGGTATGCACGTGGCCTGATCCTGGTCGGGTCCGATCACATTCGTGGGCCACGGCCCGAACCGAAACAACCTGAGGGAGTGCTGTTCTGATGGACAACGACATGTCCGCGCTGTTACAGGCGGCGACGTATCAAGTGGCCGATCTGGTCGGCCCCGTTACTGTGCTGGAGGGTGCCGGCCAACACCTGCTGTCTCGGCTCACTGAGACGGACCCGCATCGGTGGGCGGTGACGGCGGCGCTCGGTTCGATTGTGGCGGCGCGCAAATCGCTCGAAGAGGCAGCCGAGGCGTTGATGGACACTCGGATGCTCGATGGTGCCGACATGCTCGCAGTCGAAGTCGACGGCGGCGAGATTGTAGAGAAGCCGCAGTGCGCCTCCCGTGCTGTCCTTCCCGACGACGGTTCCACCGATCTACCCACTCGGTGCCGGCGCGACGCAGGGCACCTGGGCAACCACGACGACCACGAGTTTCGGTGGAATGACGACGAGGCATACCAGCCTCCGGTCTCGTTCAGCATCAGTCAGGCCGATCTGGTGTCGCCGCCTCCCTCTGTGGTGGATCGCATCATGGCTGCGCAGATGGACGCGTACCGCGCGAATCCGGGGCAGTTCTGATGGCCGGCCAGTTGGTGCCGCTCGACGGTCTGCCGGGGCGGTTCGCGACCACGTCGTATAACGCTGAGCGCGGCATGATCGTGGTCCAGGTCGATGACGCCGAGGGCAACGTGACGGGCTCGATGTCGTGGGTCTACACCGAGGCCGAGGTAATCGAAGAGCCGGCCGCTGTCGAGCCTGAGCAATGATCCGTTGCCGAGGGCGTGCTGCTGAGTACGAGTATGCGAATGTGGCTGGCGGACAGTGGCGTACGAAGCGTGAGGCTGCTGAGCAGTTGTGTGCTGGCTGCCCTGTCATGGCTCAGTGCGCACATATCGCGCTCAAGCATCACGCTCTCGGCATGGTGTGGGCGGGCGTGCCGATACCGCCCGAGCACGACTCACCGCACGTGGTGAAGGCACGAATGGAACTGATCGAGAGGGCGCTGCATCATGGCTGACGAGCGTAGGCCCGATATACCGAAGGACATGGCTGCACGTGTGCGATCACGTGCCGGCTATGTCTGTCAGAAGTGCGGTAGCGATGACCGCTGCGAGATCGACCATATCGTGCCGTGGGTGGTGGTCCGCTGCCATGAAGAGGACAACCTCATGCTGCTGTGCTTCGGCTGCAACAGGCGCAAGGGTGACAAGATCGAGGCCGGCCGTAAGACCTGGTTCCACACTGAATACTTCGGGAGCAGCAGATGATTGAGAACCCATTCCCCGACATACCGACACGCACCACGAAGTACTGCCCTCACGAGGGCTGTGAGTACGGGTTGGTTATCGAGTGGTATGCGCAGGATGGTCCGTCGGCGTGGGTGACGATGCCACCCGCACAGATGGAGTGGCTACTGCAACGCCACCTTGAGACCCACCTAGACCCGGCTGTGCGTGATGGCTAGCTATCCCCAACGCTGCTGTGCTGCTTGGCGTGTGCCACCTGTGCGCTTGGCTATATCGGCCCAACTGTATCCATCACTGCGTACTGCTGAGACTGCATCAGTGATCTGCCCATCCAGCTCTGAGCGCAGTGCTATCAGGTGTGGCAGTGCCTCTATGTCGGTGCCTGCCCTGCGCCCTGCTGCCCTCACGATGCGGCGCACGAAGGCTATGTACTCAGCTGTGTCCATCGGTCGCTTCACGTGTCAAGGATGCATTGACGACCTCGACAAGTCAATGCATCACACTGCATACTCATCCATGCATAACCATCCACTATCATGCATGGAAACCATGCATGAGCGGGTGTCGAGGGGCCCTTGGCTTTTGCCAAGGGGACAGTCGACACCGAGGGGCTCCCCGCATTTACACCCCCCAGGGCTCCAGAGGTCGAGTACCGCAATGTGGGATGAATGATGAGTGCATAATCATGCAAAGCCCGGTGGATAGTGGATGGATATTCATGCATATTCCTGACGATGGTGTGAGAGGTGGTGGCCCCGGTGGCGATCGTTCTGAGTGAGACATTCGAGCAGTCGGTGGAGACGTTCCTGTCCGTGAACGACTGGGTCAGTGACTCCGAGGCCCCGCTGGTCACGTCCCTGCTGCACGTGGCACGGGTATTGGACCTGAAAACTGCTGGCAAGCAATCGCTTACGGCCGGCCTCACGATGGAGTTTCGGATGCTGTTCGTGGAGCTGCGCAAGCTCAAACCAGCGGACCCGTCCGGTGCTGACAAGCCCGATGCGTTCGATGCCGCCCTGGCTGCGATCGTGGCCGGCGGTGCGCCGAACACATGACCGCGCCGGCCGTGGTCGACGCGCCGGTATGGATGCCCTCCAGGTACACGCAGCCGATCGAGAACCCCGACTACAGCGAGGGTGACATGCTCATCCGTCTCGCTGAGGCGGTGTTCGTGTTCGAGCAGTCCGACGAGTTCGGCCTGGACGCCTGGCAGAAGTGGCTCATTCGCGAGGTGCTGCAGAAGTACCCGGCCGACTACGAGAACCCTGCGCTGGCCGGCCGGCTCGTGTACCAGCAGGCCGTCATCAGCATGGGCCGGCAGAACGGCAAAACCGTGCTCGGCGCGGTGTTCGCGCTGTACGGGCTGATCCTGATGGTGCCCCGTGCGCCCGATGTGATCTCCCTCGCGAGCACCGTCGAGCAGGCGAAGAACCTGTACCGCAAGACGCGGTACTGCGTGGACAACGTGCCGCTACTCGAATCCCGATTCAAGACCACCGACCGGTCCGGTATCACCAGCAAGAATCCCCGCAAACCTGCCAACTATGTGGTCAAGGCTGCCGGGGATGGCAAAGGGCTACAGGGCTTTTCGGGCAACCTGATGCTGCTGGACGAGCTGCATATCCTCAAGCCCGGTGCGTGGAACGCTCTCGTGCTCGGTGCGTCGGCTCAGCCGAAGGCACTCGTGCTCGGACTCACCACCTCCGGCGACGACAACTCCGAGCTGCTGAAACTGCTGTACGCCACAGGTGAGGCAGCCGCAGCGAAGGCCGAGGACCACAACCCACGGTTCGGATTCTTCTTCTGGGTTTCCGACCCCGAGCTGCCGCTGTATTCCCCCGAGGCGCTGATCCAGGCAAACCCGGCAATCGCGTCCGGTCGCATCGACTTAGAGTCGGAACTGCGCAACGGAAAAGGCATGCAGGAGAGCGAATATCGGCGCTACCGACGAAACGAGATGGTGTCCGTCGAGAACATTTGGATGCCGCTGCCGGTGTGGAACGCCACCAAATTCGGCCCGATTCCAGACGCAGCTCGACGCCAACCGATCATCGTCTCGTTCGCCCGGTCCCGGCGCTCATGGGACTACGTGTCGATCTGTGCGTCGGTGAAGTACCAGGACGTGGTCTACACGCAACTCATCGGCACCATCACGTTCGGCAACACCGAGATGCTGGAGCGCAAACTGATCGAGCTCTCCCGTGTCGTCTCGGTCGAGAAGTTCGTCACCGACGCCGAGACCATGCGTCAGACCGTCCTCGCTCTCGGCCAGCAGCACCACCTGCCGGCCGAGTACATGACCCGAGGCAACATCGCGAACGCCACCGCGACGGTTCATTCGATGATCAAGGACGGCCGTCTCAAGCACGCCGGCGATCCCGAGATCGAGCAGCAAATCCCGCGCACGGTCACCGTCTCGGCCGGCCAGGGCGTCGTGATCGACATGAACAAATCGCTAGGCGACATCGACGCGGTGTACGCGATGGTGATGGGCGCGTTCATGGCCGAGCAGCAGCAGCCGATGAGTGTCCCCATCAGCATCTTTTGAAAACCTCCGCAGGAGAATCACACGAGTGGGATTAGCGTTCCGCACCAATGAACGCAATCGGCAGGTACTTCGGATTCGGTCGCGACGTGGAGACACGCGGCGGCTCGGTCGACTCAGCGGGCGGTGACTCACCACTACCCGCTGTAATGCCTCCTGCCCGTGAGGGATTCGGCGTCGTGTCGTGGCGCGAAGCAATGAAGGTGAGCGCCTACTCGCGCTCGAAAGACGAGATCACGACCATGCTCACGTCGATGGCCGCGAACGTTCGCGAGGGTCGCACCGGCCCGCTGCTCGATCCCGCCGGCCGCGACTTCCCCTCGATCGTGTTGCGGCCCAACCTGGACATGGACTACGAGGAGTTCGTGGAGGTCTCGGTCAGCGACCTCATCGACCACGGCGAGTACATCTGGCGCAAGGTCGGAGACCCGCAGGTGGTGAACCTGATCCCGATCTCCCCCGAGGAAATGACCATTGTGCGCGACCGCCTGCCCGATGGAACCTGGGGTCGAACTCGCTACGCGCACATGGGCAAAGACATTCCGCGTTCTCAGATCATCCACAAAAAGCACACCGCGGTCACCAACGAGGCACGCGGGACCGGGCCACTTCACCACGCGCAGAATGACATTCGGGCCGCGCTGATCCTGGCAGAGTTTCAACGCGACTGGTTCAAGGGCGGCGTTCCGTCGTCCACACTCTCCACCGACCAACACCTCAGCCCGGCGGAGACCGACGAGATACAGAAGCGGTGGAACGCATGGGTGTCCTCCCACAACGGCCAGACCGTGATCCTGTCGGCCGGCGTGAAGCTCGAACCGATCCACCTCAAGCCCGCCGAAGCTCAGATGCTCGAAGTGCAGGACGCGATCGACCGCAAGATCGTTCGCACGATGGGCACGCCGGCGTTCGACCTGATGGTCCCCGGCGGCACCGAGTCCCGTACGTACCAGAACCTCGAACAGTCCACCCTCCAGTTCCTCACCACGACGCTCGCCCGATACATGAACGCTGTCGAGCGTGGCCTGTCCGAAGCGCTGCTGCCCGGCCTACGCGTCGAGTTGGACGAGACCGGGCTGCTGCGCATGGACAGCAAGACCAAGGCCGAGGTCGACACCGCCAACATCGAGAACGGCACCCGCACCGCTGACGAGCTGCGCGCCCGCGACGGACTCAAGCCACTGCCGAAATCCGCGACGCCGGCAGCGCCGAAGAGCGTCGCCTCCGAACGCGTCGACCGAACCAAGGAGATCGAGGCATGATCCACGTTATCGTCGGGCCGCCCTGCGCCGGCAAGTCCACCTTCATTGCAGCCAACGCGACACCCGGTGACGCCATCGTGGACTTCGACCGCCTCGCAACAGCTTTCGGCTCAACTGGCCATCACGAGACGCCGCTGAACCTGCGGCGCGTCGTACAGAAAGCGCGCCACGCGGCCGTTGCACAGATTCTCATGGGCGTGGTCGACACCGCGTGGATCATCGACACCGACCCCACGCCACTCATGCTCGCGCAGTACCGCCGAGCCGGCGCAGAAATCCACGTCATCGACCCCGGCATGAACGCCTGCCTGGCTCGCGCCACCGAGGACAAGCGGCCCGAGTGGACCGAGGGCCAAATTCGACGTTGGTACCGACGAAACAAGAGGACCGCATGAACGAGCACATCGAGACCCGTACAGCCGCCGCTACGGATGTCGAGATCCGAACATCTGCGATCGGCATCGTGGACGAGCAGACCCGCATCATTTCCGGCATCGCGGTCCCGTTCAACCAGCCGACCGAAATCCGAACCACCGCAGGCACCTACCGCGAATCGTTCGTACGCGGCGCGGTGGACGACGACGCGCCGGCCTCCGTCCACGCCAACCACGGCTGGCAGACACGCGGCGACCTCCCGGTCGGCACCGTCGTGAAGTCGCAGAACCGCGACGACGGGCTGTACGTCGAGTGCCGCATCGCCAACACCGCGCGCGGCGACGAGGTGCTCGAACTCGCCCGTGACGGCGTCCTGAAGTACTTCTCGATTGGGTTCGTGCCCGGCACCCACGAGACGCGTGACGGCGTGGTCGTCCGCACCAAAGTGGCACTGCGTGAGGTGTCCATCGTAGAAACCCCCGCCTACCGTGGCGCGGTCATCGAAAGCGTGAGAAGCGCTGCAACAGAACAGGAAACGGACATGACCCCCGAAGAGATTCAGGCACTCATCGACGCCGGCATCAAGGGTGCGCCCGAGGTGGTGGCCATGCGCAACGAGAACCAAACCCTGCTGCGCCGTATCGCTGTACTCGAAGACGGCAACACCGGCGGTGGCGGCGCGCAGACTCGCTCGTTCAAGTACCAGACGGCCGGCTCGTTCCTCAAGGCGTTCGCCGCCGGCGAGGCCGACGCGCTCGAAGAGTTCCGCGCCGGCATCGAGTCGGTCGAGACTCGCGCCTACGAGGGCCAGACCCTTGCCGACACGGCGTTGCAGCCGGCGTGGATGGCCAAGTCCCTCAAGCTCATGGACGAGCGCCGCCCGATGAAGGGCCTGTTCACGCAGGAACCGTTGCCGTCCAAGGGAATGACGATCGAGTATCCGGTGGTCGCCAGCGAGAGCGGTGACGTGGAGGAACAGCTCAACGAGGGCGACGACCTGGCGTACACCGAGATCAAGATCGACACCCGCAACGCCAAGGTCAAGACGTTCGGCGCATACACCTCGCTCTCCCGCCAGATCATCGAGCGTGCCACCGTCGACCATCTCGGCGCGGCCCTGAAGTACCAGACGATCTCCTACGCACGGAACACCGAGCGTCAGGTGCGCGCATTCTTCAACTCGCTCAGCGCGACCGTGCCGGGTGAGAACCAGGTCCAGGGCATCGACGCGGGCGTCGGCATCCCCGACTCGGCCCCATTGATCAACGATCTGGTGATCGACGCCAAGGCGATGATCGAGGACAACACCCCCGGCGGCGCGCTGGCCGACTTCACCGTCATCAGCCGAGACGTGTTCAAGGTCATCGCCGCGATCGTGGACTCCACCGGCCGGCCTCTGTTCGACATCAACAACGATGGGCAGAACACCTTCGGCACCCTCAACATTCGCTCGCAGGAACTCGGCGGCGTTTCTGCCGGCCTCCCGTTCGTCGTCGTCCCGCGCATCGCGCCGAACACGTTCGCGGTCTGCTCCCGTTCGGCGATCACCACGCAGGAATCGCCCGGTGCGCCGTTCACACTCCAGGATGAGAACATCGTCAACCTGACGAAAGACTTCTCCGTCTACGGCTACCAGACGATCTACAGCGAAGAGCCCAAGGGCATCGTCAAGCTGCGCTGGACCGTCTAATGACTGCTCCAGCAACGTCTCCCGAGGATGGCCCGGTGCCGTCGCTGGAGGAGTTCCGCACGTTCGTCAACGCCACCGACTCCAAGCACGACGAGGCGCTGAAGCGGGACCTTGCAGCGGCCGTCGAGCTGCTGGACGACTTCTGCAAGGACGCGTACAAGCCGATCCCGCCGAACACCATGCGTCGGTGGTATCTGAAAGTCGGTGCCGAGATGTTTGACGAGAACAACGGCCCGAGTCAGTACACCGACCGGTTCGAGAATGTCGTCTCGGCCCGATCGTCCAGGGACCCCATGAACGTGGTCATCCGTGAGGTACGCCGGTTCGTGAGTTTCATATGAGAATCAGCGACGCACGGGACGAAGTGTTCGCGGCCCTGGCCGGTGCCGGCCACACCGTCCAGGGCTGGGAAGAACAAAAGGTTGTCCCGCCGGTAGCAATCGTGGTGCCGGCCGAACCGTTCCTCGACACAGACGGTGACGTGACCTACACCGATCCGTTCGCGGTGCACTACGTCATCCAGCTCATCGCCGGCCGTGGCACGGCCGACGCCGTGCAGGACGAGTGCGCGTCCATGATCACCAGCGCCGTCCTCGCACTCCGAGGAATCCGCATGTCGATCGACTCCGTGGAATACCCATTGATCGGCAACGAGGCCAACAATCCGACCATCGGCGCGCAAGTCCGCGTGTCCGCAGCAATCAACCTGAAAGAGGATGTGTAGCAATGCCATTCAAGGGAACCAAGGGCGAAAACCTGTCCATCATGATCGACGCCGTCGAGTACAACAGCTACCTGCACGAGGTCCGTGCAGAGCCCGACGACGGCGAAGACGGCGACTTCATCACCTTCGCCAACGCAGCCACCGGCGACACGTCACAGTGGTTCCTCCGAGGCACCATGTACAACGACTACGCCAACGACAGCCTGTGGTCGAAGGCGTGGGACAAGTCGGGCACCGTCGTGCCGTTCCTGATCAAGCCCTACGGCAACGCTGTGGCCTCCACGGCGCAGCCGCATTTCAAGGGTGACGTTCGCATCTCCCGTAAGCCCGGAGTGGGTGGCGAGGCCAACTCTGCCCACGAGACCGAGATCGAGTGGTCCATCCAGGGCGTGCCCGTCAAAGTCACCGCAGCCGCATAGCTGATGGCCGGCCTCACGATCACCGTCCGCGTCGACGGCCGTGACGAGATCGTCGGGAAGCTGACCGCATTCCAGGCCAGCTCCCGGCGACTCAAGCCGGCGTTCGAGCAGATCACCGCCCGCACGATGGTCACGGGCCGATTCCAGGCCCCCCGCTACGGCGGTAGGACCAGGGCGTCACTCAAGGGCAGAGCGTCGAATCTGGCGTCGACCATCAAAGCCGGCGCAGCGGGGCGCAAATCGCACGCCGGCGGCATCTACGTCCGCATGAACCACTTCGGTACCCGATGGGATGGGCAGGCTCCGAACCCGTGGCTGTACCGAACTCTCAACGCCAACAGAACATTCGCCGTACAACGTGTGCGCCGCGAACTCATCAAACGAAAAGAAGAGGCAGGACTATGAGTGTGAAGAGCGCAATGGGCGACCTGATCGACGGACTGACCGGACTACAGGTCAAGCGGGTCCAGTCGCTCACCGGCTCCCAGATTCACGAACCGGACGACTACTACGCCTGGTTGTTCGCTCTCGCGTACGTCAGCCCCATGCACCCCGAGCAGGTGAAGAACTGGGGTAAGGACGAGATCGACGGGTTCGATGACTTCCAGGCCAGCACGACCACCAAGGCCGTCGCTGAAATGCTCAAAGGCGTTGACGGGGACGAGGACACGGACCCAAAAGACGCGCCCGCGAACTAGCGGACGCTGAGGCCGCACAGCTCGCACAGTGGTGCATGCTCACCGGCCAACCTCCAAAGGTGTACTACGCCCTGACGATTCGCGAACGCAACGCATTCGTGACCGTCGCCAACAAGCGAGTATCGAAACGAAAGAGACGCAGCTGATGGTCACCACCGAGAACGGATGGGAATCGATCCCCCCGAGCAAGGTCGTCCGGCGCGGAATCACCGGAACGAACATCGTCCTCCCCCTGCACTGGCACGACTGCGGATTCGTGCTCATCAGCTTCGCGGCGATGTACAACCGCGTCATCGAGCCACTGACCGGAGGTGCATCGGACGAGGGCGGCTACACCGAGACAAACTCGGTATACACGTCGAATCACAAGTCCGGCACCGGGATTGACTTGAACTGGAACAAGTACCCGTTCCGCCGGTACACGATGGCCAAGGCGATGGTCAACGACGTGAAGGCCCTACAGGCCGACTTCGCGTGGCTCATCGACTGGGGCCGCGATTGTTGGGGCGGCAACCCGGTGGACGAGATGCACTACCAGGTCGCCAAGGGTAAGCCGATGCAGGCGTACGTCGACTTCGCGAACGAGCTGCGCGCCGGCAAGTTCGGCCTCTACGGCGCGACCGCACCGACCCTCAACCCCGTCGTGGTCCCCAACCCTGGCGTTGGTGGACTGCTGATGCGTGGCTCGACAGGCGATGCGGTGCGCCGGCTCCAGGACCGGCTCAACCGGGACTATCCCCGGTACTCGCGGCTCGTGGCCGACGGAGACTTCGGGCCGGCCACCGAGGGCGTCGTACGCGAGTTTCAGCGTCGCGCGAATCTGCTCGTGGACGGCATTGCGGGGCCGGCCACTCTCAAGGCTCTCGGACTGTGAGGGCGCTCCACACTCTCGCCACTGCGGTGGTGATCGGCGTCGTCGCCGGCACCACCGCAGCAGCGAGCTACCTGCTCCGCACCGACCTGCCCACCGAGGCACAGCTCATGGAAGAGAAATCATGACCGCACCCAACGGCCCCCTCGACCAGGTACGCAACGAGATCATGCGCGTCATGGGTCCCGAGATCGACGCCCGGTTCGAGCAGCTAACCCCAATCATCGCGCGGGCTCTCAATCGCAACGTGCCGCTCGATGAGGTGCGCATACCGCCTCCGGTAGCCACAGTGCCCGCGAAGACCGCAGCGTCCCGCACGGCCCTGCAGGCGGCTATCGCACTGCCACTGTCCGCGGTGCTCGGCTACGCCGCCGACGTGATCGGTGGCGAGAACTTCGAGCTGTTCGATCTCGCAGACTGGAAAGGACTCGGCAGCGGTGCTGTCGTCGCCGGCATCATGGCCGTGCTCGCGTTCGGTCAGCGCAAGATCGGCCGCTGATGAACGAACGCGCCGTACTCGCAGCGGCACGCCTGCTGTCGATGCTGCTCGGTATCGGTGCGATCGCAGTCGGCGTGCTCTACGCCGGCCCCGAGCAACTGGTGCGCCGGCCACTGCCCGCCGGCCAGGAAACGTTGGTGGTGCTGATCGAGTACGCGTTTCCCGTGTGGCCGTTTCTGTTCTGCATCAGCGGCGCAGTGCTCATGGTGAGCGCTTACAGGCAGTACCAAGTCATCTATGCCCACGGCTATGTCGTGTTCGCCTGGGCGTTCTGGGGCCTGTGCCTGATCATCGGGCCGCTGCGAAGCGTCCCACCCGCCCCCATCATCGTCGGTGTCATCGCATTCGTGTGTTGCATCGCAGCCAACATCGGCACTATGCGCCTCTGGGCGGCACTCGGAGTGAAGTAATGGATATCGCCGCGATCGTCGCCGCTGCTATCGGCGCGATCGCTACCGCTGTCGCCACCGTCGTCTCAGTGCGCGGCCGAGTACAGACCGAGAACGTGCTGGCGCTCGCGAAGTCGAACGGCACTCTCAATCGGCAGGTAGCCCGGTTGGACGAGTGGAAAATCGCCGGCCGCTACTACATCGCTCGACTGCGAGGGCAGTTGGCAGACAACGGGATAGAGCCTCTGCCGCTCCCCGTGGAGCTACGGGAGGACTTGGGCGATGCCTAGCAACACAGTCGATATCTATTTCAAGGGCCACGACTCCAATCTGACCAACACCATCCGTGAGGTCAAAGCGGCGCTGACGACCCTGCGTAACGAGCGCATCAACATCAAGGTCGACGTGGACGACCGGGCGCTCACCCGGCTCCAGGACAAGATCAACGGCGTCCGCAACGGCATCGCCCGCGTCAACGTCGCAGCGAACACCAACGAGATATCGCGCGTCCGCAGAGAGCTGGCCGAGCTGCGCGACCGCACCGTCCGCGTCGACGTAGAGCTACGCAACGCCGGCGCACTGGCCGAGCTCGCAGCATTCGACACCGCGCGCGGCAACGTGACGATGAACCTCGATCTCGACACCGGCGGCGCAGCAGCAGAACTGGCGGCGTTCATCGCAGCCGTGCCCCGCAACATCACGATCAACCTCGACGTCGACACCGCCGGCGCAGCAGCCGAGCTGGCCGCATTCCGTCTGGCGCTGCTCGCACTCAACAACGACACCATCAACCTGGGCACTGGTGCGCGCGGTGCCGCATCGGGCATCGGCAAGATGGGCGGCTCAGCCGGCGCAGCCGTGCCCGCAATGGCCGGCCTCGCCCTGGCGATCGCGCCGCTCGTGTCCGGTGCCGCCGGCGCTGGCATCCTCGGTACCGCCGCAGCACTCGGCGCGGTGACGGCCGGCGCAGGCGCAATGTCGGTGGCCTTCGGTGCTGCCGCTGCCGCCATTCCCATTGCCGCAGCAGCGATGTCGCAGAAGGTGCAGGACCACTTCACGTTCATGAAGAACGATGTGGTCGACACCATGAAGGAAATCGCCAAGCCAGTCGAGCAGCCGCTGGTCAACCTGGCGACCGCTGTCGGTGCCGCGTTCCACCAGATCCGGCCCTCCCTCGATGTGGTGACCGCCGGCGCTGCTCGACTCGTGGACGAACTGTCGGGCAATATGCCCGCTATCGCCGCCGAGGTCGGCCCCGCACTGGAGAAGATGTTCGCCGGCGCAGAGCCGCACATCAAGAACCTGATCTCCAATATCCCCTCCTACGTCAAGGCGTTCGGTGACTTCGCCGGCAAGCTCGGTGACCCTGCCATCGTGGCCGGCGCTCAGCGCGTGTTCGGTGCCATCCCCGGCATCATCGACAAGGTCGGTGACTCGCTCGTGTGGGCCGGCGAATCCTTCGGTGACCTGATGGGCTGGCTCGACGCCGGCAACCTCGATGGATTCACAAGCGGCATAGGCGCTTTCATCGACAATCTGCAAGGCACCGACTGGTCGGGCGTCACTGCCGGCCTGGCCGATATGGGCAACGCGTTCGGTGACTTCGTCGCCAACATCGACACCGAGAACCTGGCGACCAACCTGACCGGACTGACCTCCGCGTTCACCGAGATCACCAACGTCAGCTCGTCGGTCATGGGTGCGTTCTCGGATATCGACAACGGAATCCGTGGTCTCAGTGAGTCGTTCAACAACTCGGCAATGGGTGAGTTCCAGATCATCCCCGAGGATTGGTCCGACCAGATCAACGGGTTCCTGGACGACATCGGTCTGATCGAGTGGGGCGACAAGCCGATCGAGGTTCCGATCAAGCCCGTCGTTCCCACGGGCAGCTCGAACACCACTGCCGAACTCGTGGCCGGCGCGCTGGGCGCCGGGGCGTCCGGTGGCGGCCTCGAGGTACCCATCACTCCGACGCTGCCGGCGAACCTGCCGCCCCTGCCGATCGTCGGTGAGTTCCAAGCACCGGACGGTCCACCGCCGGCACCGGACTTCGTCATTCCCCTCACCGGCGAACTGGAGCCCGTAGCACCGCCGGCCGACATGCCGCCAATCCCGCTCGGCATCACGTTCGACGGCCAGACGCCACCGCCGCCACCCGTCGATCCCATCAAGATCGACACACTGCCACCGGACCCGGTGACCGTCCCGACTGTGCCCGGTCCGCTGCCGGCACCGCCGCCGCCGGCACCGCTGGAGCAGCCGATCGTGCCGGCCCCCATGCCAGCCCCGGAACCGCCGCCTCCCGTTCCTGTCGACGTACAGGTCAACGGTGCCGTGACCGTGCCACCGCCTCCCCCGGTGCCGATCACGTTCGACGTGACGCAACCGACGATGATTCTGACACCGCCTCCCCCGGTGCCGATCACGTTCGACGTGGCCCTGCCGACGATCTCGATCCCGTCACCGCCCCCGGTGAAGGTCGTGTTCGACGTGGAGCCCCCCGACGTGTCGAGTGTCAACGTCAACTTGACAAGCCAGGGCGCTGCGGCCGGCCAGACCTTCGCCAACGGTCTAGCCGGTTCGGCCGGCGCGGTGGCCGGCGCTGCCGCCACGATGGCCGCAGCAGCGCAGGGCGTGTCGGTGGACCTATCCGCTGCCGGTGCCGCTGCCGGTGCCAGCTTCGCGGCCGGCCTCGCATCACAGGCCGGCGCTGTCGCTGCCGCTGCCGCCAACCTCGGTGCAGTAGCAGCCGCGAACAAGGGACATTACAAGGGCCGCAAGGGAATCGCGGCCGACCGGATCATGCTGATACCGCACGGCCAGGCGATGGCGAAGGGCTTCATCTCCGGCATGCAGTCCCAACGCAATGACCTCATCCGCGCATCGCAGGCCCTCGCCTCCGATGTGTACACCGCGTTCGATGACGAGCTGGTCCCCAACATCGGCCTGTCCGGCGGCGTCGACATGACGCAGACCGTCTACGTCAAGGTGGAAGCGGGAATGATGGCCGATCCGGTCAAAATTGGTCGAGATGTGCGCGATGCTCTCAGCGCCTACGCGTCCGCTGTCGGTACGAACGGTCAGGTTGTCAATGTCGGATAGGTTCACGGACGCCACGATGGTTGCGGTACAGGTCGAGGTTGCGCGGGAGGACGTGTGGGTGCCTGACGGCATGCCGCCGGCGACGTACCCGCCGAACCTGCTGCTGACGCCGGCACTGATGGCGATGCCGGACGACACCGAGCTGCGCCCCACAACCACGCCCATCGCAGGGCAGGGTATGTGGCCGATCGAGTACAAAGACGCACCGCTGACAAGTGTGTCAGTGGCATCCTCAGTGTCGATCACTCCCACGCCGAGGGTGACTTTGACCACCAAGAAGGATGCTGCCGGTGACAACGTAGTGACAGGCGTAACTGTCGGCGTAACGGCAACAGGCACAGTGACATCGGATGTGGAACCGGAGTCGAGTAGGACCATTGGGCCGATCGTCGTGCAAACCAAGATTCCGACACCGGTAAGCGCCGGCGATACTGTGTCGTTCGGTGGCCAATACGCCATACGTCGGCCCGGCCCCCGGTTCCAATACGATTCGCTCGGTGAGCGCACAGCGGTCCGGGTGCGCACTTCGGTATGGGGTGTGCGCTCGACCTCCGACGAGTACGGCATGGTGTCTACCGAATCTGTCGAACTACTGGGGTACGAGACCGAGCTGCAGCCGCAGGTGATGTCGTTCAATTCGTACGTCAACGTTCTCGTGACACTGCCCACCGTTAGCCCGATCGTGGTCCCCGCCGGCGTAACCGGCGTGCACCTCACAGTCGCCCTCCGCTCGAACAACGGCGCGTGGTTCTCTACCGCCTATGTGGTGCCGAAGCGTAAGACCCAACTGAATCAGGGCGTAGACGGCTGCTTGTTCACGTTCTCGTCAGCCAATCCACTTTCACTCACAGTGACCCCCAAGCCGACGACTCCCGGTGTGCCGGCTGCTTCGTGGGAAACCTTGACCCAGGAACAGAATCGGTTGCACCGCTGGACTTTCGAGAATGTCACCGACGACGTGGTGTCGGTGACCACCGACAAGGTGGAGGCCGAACTGGGTGTAACCGCGATCCGGTTCGTCTCGGACACCGCCCCCACCAAAGTGGTTGCTGGTAAGCGAATGCGGATACTAGCGCTGCATCCGGATGGCACGTTCACAACAGTTCTCGCCGGCACTGTACGGTCCCGCCGGATCGTGCTCGACGGCTGGCACCGTCCACAGCTCGAGGTCGGTGTCCACGACTGCCATGCCAAGCTGAGTTCTACCGAATGCCCAGTCGCCTTCGACGACATGAACGAATACGCCCCGATCCTGAACAAGCTCGGCGTCGTCACCCACATCGGGGCAACTGAGGTCACCGGCCCAGCTCGCCCGATGCCCGCATGGGGCGGCGTGTTTCCGTCGTTCACCGATGACTCTCTCCGGGTGCTTGGTGCCCTGCTACTTGTCCGCAACGCGCGCAAAGCGTTCCTGCGGATCACCCGCCGAGACGCCGTCGAACTGCTACCGGCTCTGGACAACGCGATTCAGCTCGACCTATCCGACGTCCCTGGCGAGGGCGACATGTCCTATTCGCTCAACGCCGAGTTCGGTTCCGATACAACCGATATCGTCAACTGCGTAGCTGTCGAAGAGCGACTACTGGACTCGGAGGACTTCGAGAAACGATCGTTCGGTGTCGAGATACCACCGGCTGATTTCGGATATCTCGACTCGCGGCGTCAGACCGCCGAGTACCGCAACGAAAACTCGATCGACACATACGGGCTCGCCCGCCGCTCGTTCCCCGTTGTCCGTGGAACCGGTTTGTGGACCGACCTGGAGACCGGCCAGTACGGCAGCAACTTCGCGGTGTGGGCGGCGCAAATCCTCGCCGAGTATTCGGGCGAATCGGTCGGCCCGAAGTCGATCACGCTGCCCGTCGTCACTGCCGCCGACCGCCGCCGCGTCGCTGCGCTCGAGGTGCTCGACGCCATCGTGGTCCGCTCGCGGGGTGCGGCATACGTCCGCCGCATCAGACGGATCAGCCACGAAATCTCACCTGGCTCATGGCTGGTCCGGCTCCGTTTCGATGTGACGGGCGACCAGGTCTACTGGCTGCCGCCCACGGCAGTGCCGCTCATCGTGCTCGGTGACACCGACGCCGGCACCCTCTCTGACCCGTCGACTGGTTTGGTCGACGGCCGCTACCCCAATGAACCCGACGTGTACGAACTCGATGGAGGAACGCTCTGATGGCAGCACGCGCACGCATTCAGCAGCTCCGCGCCACAGCAGCGCAATGGACGCAACAGAACCCGGTACTCAAGGCCGGCGAACTCGGCGTCGAAACAGACACCGGCTACATGAAGGTCGGTAACGGCGTAGCCGCGTGGAACGCCCGCCCCTACCAGGCCGGCCCGAAGGGTGACACCGGCGCAACCGGACCACAGGGCGCGAAGGGTGACACCGGCGCAGCGTCGACCGTCCCCGGCCCGAAGGGTGACACCGGACCACAGGGCGCGAAGGGTGACACCGGCGCAGCGTCGACCGTCCCCGGCCCGAAGGGTGACACCGGCGCAACCGGACCACAGGGCGCGAAGGGTGACACCGGCGCAACGGGACCGACCGGCCCAACGGGTCCCACCGGTCCCGCCGGCGGTGTGCAGAACGGTGCCGGCATCGCCACCGTCCGCAAGATCACAGCCGCCGCGTACGCCGCGCTGGCCGCGAAGGACGCCACCACCGCCTACTTCATCGTCGGCTGATGCCACTCCAAATCGGTGACGTAACAGTCAGTTCCGTCTACATCGGATCGGACCCAGTCTCACGCATCCACATCGGTGACGATCTCGTGTGGCAGGCGTACGCCGGTGCCGGCATGGACAAGTCCGGCGGTCAAACCCTGGGCGGGTCGAGCTGGTCTCAGATCACCGGGTGGTCCGCACGCGCTGGCTCGACCGTGGTCAACAACGGACTCATGCTGCCGGCCGGCGTCACCGCGACTGCCGTGGTGCAGGTGACCTACGGCGGTAGCAACTCGGTGAACTCGTGTCGCGTGCTCGCAGATGGTGTGGTCGTCGGCACCGCTCCCGCCGGCGGTCAAGCACCCACGGCCACTCTGACCATTCCCACCGCCGGCACTGATCGACTGATCACGGTCGAGGGCTACGTCGCCGGCCTCACTGGTGGCCGCAGCATCAACGCCAGCGGCACGTTCCTGACGCTCGCGTGAGCTATGCGCCGGTGACGGCGAGCAGCACGACGACGAGCACCAGGAGGCCGGCACCCATGTAGGTCAGCACCTTGTGGGTGTCGTCCTTCACGATGGGGTTTCGCCGTCGCATCGCGCCGTACCCGAACACCCACACCGTCAGCAGAATCAACGCCAGCACCACCAGAACCATGCGTGATTCATAGCACACCGGACATATCAGGCGACCGCGCGGAACAGGTCCAGCTTGTCGATCGCTGCCCGCATGCGTACGTCGCTGACGCCGGTGTAGCCCTGCGTCGACCTGATCGAGCCGTGGCGCATCAACTCTTGCACCACGCGCACATCGGCCCCGTCCTCCAGTAGCGTCGTTCCGTACCAGTGACGCAGAGGGTGCGCCGAGCCCGGTATGTTCGCGCGCCGGAATGCGTCACCGACGATCTGGGACACGCTCTTGCGGTTCACGTGCTGACCGGGTCGTGTCTTGTTCGACGGGAACCACCAGCCTCGCTGCGGCATCGTCTCGGCGGTGGCTGCGAGCACCGGATGCAGCGGTATCCATTCCTCGTCGCCACCCTTGCCGAGGACCAGCATGCGGCCACGAGCGAGGTCGACGTGTTCACCGCGGAATGCTGCGATCTCGATGCAGCGAAGGCCGGCGAGAGTGGCGAGCAGGATCATCACGCGCGTGCGGTGGTGCATGTTCGTTTTCAGCAGCTTCACCAGGTGGACATCGGCAACGGGTCGAGGCTTGCGTTTCGGCTGACGGACGGTGCCGACCTTCAGCATCGGATTGTCGGCCCGAATGTCCTGCACCTGAAGCCATTTGAACCACGTCGACAGGTATGAGTGATAGCAGTAGTGGGTGCTGCGTGACCATTCGGGGTGCGAGCTGTACCAGCGCACGATGTCGAGAGGTTGGGCGTACGTCGGGTCGAGGCCGGCCTCACGCTCGAACGTGCGCAGCACCCTGATTCGTTCGTACAT